CATCTGGAAATATTATTGTAGAGACACCATCTAATATGACAAATAATATTGATGGTAATTTAACAGATAACGTTGTTGGTAACATTGACGTTAACGCAGCAAGGATTGATCTGAACTAATGCCTGGTATAGCAAGAGACATCGATGTAGCTGGCGGTGACTTGATTCCAAGTCAATCGACAGTGTATGCAAATGGAGAATTAGTTATCGTAGATGGTGATGGTGTTGCTGGTCATGGTCCAGCTCCACATCTACCTCAGACGATTGTTGCTGGTTCTAATAATGTGTTTATAGGTGGCATTGCTGTATGCAATGCTGGAGATCCTGCTTCTGTGTGTGATGAACCTGCATCCGGTAGCAGTGATGTATTTGTTGGAGATTAACAATGGCTTTTGAATTACCAGATATTAGTAGTCTAGCAACAAAATTCTCTGACTCAGTCAGTAGTAATGTTAATCTAGACTCTATTCAAAAAGCTCTAAAAAGTGGTGCTTGTGGTGCATCTGACGCATTAGACGAAGTCAAAGGTTTTGCGGATGACATCAAAGCTAAATTAGCAGAAGGTAAAGACGCACTTGGAGAACTAGGTGATCTTGCCGGTGATCTACAAGCAAAGGTTAATGATAGCCTAAAAGAATTAGAAGCAGAACTTGATGAAGCCACATCATCTATACAAGATGAGATTGCGGAACTACAGGGTAAAATTGGTGAAGACTTTGCTGCAGCTCAGGCAGAACTCAAAGAAAAATGGGGTGATGTTGTTGATGATATCGATGAGTTAGTTGATGGTATTCCTTCATTAACAGATTTATTATCTGGTGATGGTGAACCAATTGACTTATGTGCTGATGTACCTGACTTAGAAAAGAAAACAAAAGAAGTAGTCGACGAAGCTACTGGTGAAGTTACAACTGTTATTGAAGATATTAAAAAGGCAAAAGCTCCAAAGGTTGCAGATAAAGTTGCAGAAAAAATGCCTGAGTTCAAGGCAGAATTAAATGCTGCTTTCAATAAAATATCTACTGCTAATAAGAAAACTGGTAAATCATTTATATCTGTTTCTATTGCATACGGTTCAGTACAATTCAAAGAAACATCATTAGCCAATGAATATTGGCTAGGTGCTACTCAAGAAATGGATGAGATGAAAGCTGAATGGTATGAATCTGATGAATGGAAAGCAATACAAAAATTATCAAAAGAAGGTGCGATGACACCAAACGAATTACGTGATGCTGATTTATTAGACGATGCACAAGAAGCTATTCTGAAAAAACGTGACCAGTATTTGTTAAACCTAAAAGAATTTAATAAATTTAAAGGTGAATATTGGGCTGCTGTTACAGCAAATAAAAAGATTATTGTCGGATCGATGACACAAGAAGTATTCGATCAGAATCTAGAAGGATTAAAAGACTATTACAGCGGTGTACCAGATAAAGCATGGGACACACTTGACAATATTATTGAGTATCATACAACAGATGAAGCCAAACAAAAGATTATTGACTTCAATGAATACAAGAAGATTTAAATTTGAGGTATAAATAAGAGTATGCCTAGAACACAAAATAGATCAGATTTAGATACATCACGTGCAAAGATTACGGCACGCAGCTCACTGTACTCGGATTTCCATTTGGACTTTACTCCTCATCCGAATACTGGTGATATAACCACATTGTTTGATATTAACTCTATTAAACAATCGGTCAAGAATCTTATTTTGACAAACAAAGGCGAGAGACCTTTTAATCCTAGACTAGGTTCGAATGTCAGAGGATTATTATTCGAACCAGCTGATCCTTTTACGGCATTAGATATAAAAGAGGCTATCAAGGAAACAATTAATAACTATGAGCCTAGAGTAAAACTCCTTGATGTCACAGTTAAAGATAATTCTGACGCCAATAGGTATCGTGTAGAAATTGAATTTCAGATTTTGACTACACTTGAAACTGGTGATGTATCATTTTATTTAGAAAGAATTAGGTAAATTATATGGCTACAACAACATCAAAGAATAGATTACAGGTATCTGAATTAGATTACGATCAGATCCGTACTAACTTAAAAACATATTTGCAAAGTCAAACTCAATTTCAAGACTATGATTTTGAAGGTTCGGCATTATCAACTGTTATTGATGTATTAGCATATAACACATTCTATAATTCATTCAATGCTAATATGATGGCAAATGAATTATATTTGGATACTGCTCAAGTACGTAATAATGTTATTTCACACGCAAAGACTCTTGGTTATATTCCAAGGTCTCGTACTTCTTCTTTTGCTGGTATTGACGTTACTGTTAACTCACCGGCTGGCAATCCAGCATCATTAACTATCGATCGTGGTACAGTATTCACAACTAAGATTGATAATAAAACATATCAGTTTGTTAACCTTGAAGCTCAAACAATTACTCCTACTGCTGGGGTTTATAAGTTTGCTAACTTAATTATTAACCAAGGTACATTACGCACATACGAATATATTGTAGATAATACAGATAAGAGACAAAGATACGATATTCCAGATGATAACGTTGACACATCTACTCTTATCGTTAAAGTAAAAACTAGTGCTTCTTCATCTGATACTTCGGTTTATGCGAGAGTACAAAACGTTGTTGATGTCGATGGTGATTCACAGGTTTATTTCTTACAAGAAGGTATTGACGGTAAATTCGAAATTTATTTTGGTGATGACATCTTTGGTAATAAATTAGAAGCAGGTAATATTGTACAGCTTGAATATTTGGTGAGTGATGGTAAAGATGCAAACAGCGCAAAAACATTCTCACTGAGTGGTAACATTCAAGGTAATACAAACGTCACTATCTCAACGGTTTCAAAATCTGGTGGTGGTGCTGATCGTGAAGATATTGAGTCTATTCGATTCAATGCTCCATTATCATTCCTATCTCAAAACCGAGTTGTTACTGCTGACGACTATGCAACAATTATTAAGAACAACTACTCAGATGCGGAGACAGTAGCTGTTTGGGGTGGTGAAGAAAACGAACCACCTGAGTATGGTAAAGTTTATATCTCAGTAAAACCTAAATCTGCAGAGACATTGACAGACGTACAAAAACAATTTATCATTGATAATATTCTAAAAACAAAGAATCTTGTATCAATTACACCTGAGATGATCGATCCTTCTTACACTTATATTTCATTACATGTGTTCTTTAAGTATGATCCTAACTTGACGTCATTAACTTCTGGTGAATTGAAACAAAAAGTTATTGATATTGTGTCTAACTATAATGACACTGTACTACAAAAGTTTGATGGTGTGTTTAGACAATCACAATTGTTATCACAAATTGATAATTCTGATCCATCAATTCTTAACTCAACTGTCCGTGTATTCATGCAAAAACGTTTTGTTCCTACTGTTGGTACAGCACAAAAATATGAATTAGAATTTTCTTCTCCGATGTATACAACACAATCAAATGAAGAAGTTATTGATTCATCACCATTTGTTTTAAATGGACAAACACACTTTATTGAAGACTATAATCTAGAAGGTGTAACTGAACACAAATTAAGAATCTATAGAATTGTGAATAATCAGAAGATTGTTTCTGTACTAGATGCAGGTTATATCAAGCCTGAGACTGGTATATTTGTTCTTAATTCGTTTAATCCAGAATCATTTACTGGTTCTTATATGGAAATTACTGCACAACCTAACTCTAACGATATTGCACCAAAACGTAATCAACTATTACAAATCGATATGAACAATGTAACAGTTGAACCACAGATTGATACTATCGCAACTGGTGGTGTTGTGGCAGGTATCGGTTATAATACAGTACCGAGACACGAAGGATAATTAAATGTATGAACTAAGAGGTTCATTACCTGAACACATTGTTGCTGATAGACCAGATCTAGTTGCCTTTCTAGAGGCATACTTTTTATGGTTAGAAGAAGAAGGTAATCCTGGTTCAGTCCTTAGTGACTTAATGGCCTATCGTGATATCGATAGAGCTGCAGACGAATTCCTAGAATATCTACAAAGAGAAATCGCTGTATCTATTCCAGAAAATATTCGTTCTGATAGAAGAAAATTATATAAAAATGTAGTTGACATTTATTTGTCAAAAGGTTCGATTCCATCATACCAAGCATTGTTTAACTTGGCATTCTCAGATGAGGTAGAATTATTCTTCCCTCGTGTTGATATTTTAAAACCAAGTGATGGTAAATGGGATGCGGCTAACAGTCGATGGACAAATGATGATGGTAAGTTATCTGTTAAGAAATATATTCAAGACTCAAGATATTATCAGTCATTCTCATACGTTATTAAAACAGGTCAAACAATTGACTTCTGGCGTGACGCAGTAAAAAGATTATTACACCCAGCTGGTTTTGCTTTCTTTGGTCAAGTTACTATTTTCTCTAGTGCTACTAAAGTTATGCCAACAGCTCAGCCTGGTCGTGCTCCTGTGTCAGATATACCAACACCAGTTATTGGTCCGGTTGTACGAGTTCCTATTTCAATCTACAGTGCTATTAACCTGAACTTTGAATTAAGAACACAAGCAATGTACGCAGTTGGTCCTACATGGAAACATGTCGACCATGCTAAATTCGTTATGCAAGATGTTATTGAAGACTTTAAAGATTATCAGATTTCAGAAGCTGTTTATGGCGGTAAGTTAAATAGATCTATAGATTCTGAAATAAATATAACGACAACCCCATAGAACTAGTATAAATAATACTAGAACACAAACGGAGTGATATTATAAAATGGCAGCAATTATTACACAAAGAATGCGTATTAATAACGCAAACGCATTTATCGATACGGTAGGATCCGATTCGGTATATTTTTATATTGGCAGATCTCAAGAATGGCCTTCATCTGATACGGCTGTTACAACTCCTGTTGACTCAGAAAATGATCAATACGGTGCACAACAAAAGATGATTGCTATGAAGAAGGTTGCACAATCTGATGTGTCTACAGCAATTACTCGATACAACTGGGTATCTGGTACAACTTATTCTGAATACGACGATCAAGATTCTGCTCTATCTAGCAAACAGTTTTATGTTATCACTGATGACTTCAACGTATATAAATGTTTGCAAGCTGGATCTGGTGCATCTGTTGTTAAACCTACTGGTACAAATACTTACGCTAATCCCGAAGCTGCTGACGGTTATATTTGGAAGTACATGTACACATTGTCTGGTACACAAGCATCTAAGTTCTTAACTAACACTTTCGTTCCGGTTGTTACTCTTGCATCTGATGATGGTTCACTCCAATGGGATGTACAAGATGCTGCAGTTGATGGTGCAATTCATAGAATTAGAATTACAAACGGTGGTACTGGTTATACTTCTGCTCCGACTGTCACAATTGATGGTGATGGTGTTGGTTGTACTGCTACTGCTACAGTTTCTGCTGGTGCTGTGACAGAGATCGAAATCAATACTATCGGTTCTGGTTACAGACAAGCAAATGTAACATTCTCTGGTGGCGGTGGTTCAGATGCTACTGCAAGAGTGGTTATCTCACCTCCAGGTGGACATGGATCTGATCCTGTTTCAGAACTTGGTGGTTTCTTCACAATGGTTAACGTTCAGTTAGATGGTGAAGACGGTTCGGGTGACTTCCCTGTTGACAATGATTATCGTCAACTTGGTATGATTAAGAATCCTGTTAACTATGGTACAACTACTACATCAACAGCAACTACATTGATTGCGACCGAATCATTAGATTATACTGGTATCTCAGGTGGTTCGTTTACGGTAGATTCAACAATCACCGGTGGAACATCTGGTGCAGTTGCATATATAGATTCAGTTGATTCAGCTAACGGTGTTATTCGTTATCACCAAGAAGCAGCAACTGGTTTCGAATCGTTCCAAGCAAGTGAAACGATTACTTCTGGTTCTGTGACTGCTACGGTAGATACACTAAATGATCCTGAGGTTGAGAAATTTTCTGGCGAAGTACTGTATATCGAAAATAGATCTCCAGTAACAAGAGCTGCAGATCAGATCGAAGACGTAAAATTAGTACTCGAATTTTAAGGGTAGAACATGGCTATTAACTTCAATAATGACCCGTATTTTGATGACTTTCAGACCGCAGGGACTGATGGGTTATCTCCGCAGGAAAAATACTATCGTATTTTATTTAGACCTTCTGTTGCTGTACAAGCAAGAGAATTAACACAATTACAAACCACACTTCAGAATCAGATTACTTCATTTGGTAATCACGTATTTGAAGATGGCGCAATGGTAATTCCTGGTCAAACTGCTTTAGATCAAGAATATGGTTTTGTTAAAGTTGAAGATAATCACACTTCATTAGATGTTGAAACATACAGAGAAGAGTTTTTAAATACTACTATCATCGGTCAAACAACTGGTGTAAAAGCAAAGGTTGTTGGTACAGTTGCAAGAACAACTGGTGGTGATCCTATTACTCTATTTGTTAAGTACCTAGATTCTGGTACAAATAAAACAACTAAGACATTCCAGGCCGAAGAAGTTATTGCTTCTGATGGTTCACCAAACAGATTAGCTACTATTCAAGCTTCTTCAGAAACTCCAATTGGTTTCGGTGCTGCTGCTAATATTCGTGCTGGTGTTTACTATGTGTCTGGTGTATTTGCATACGTCACTTCACAAACATTAGTATTATCTAAATATTCAACTGATCCTTCTGCTCGTATCGGTTTGACTATCACAGAAGAAACTGTTGACTCTACTGAAGATGCATCACTTAACGATAATGCAAACGGCGCACCTAACTATGCTGCTCCTGGTGCACATCGTTATAAGATCACATTAACCCTTGATTCTAAGACACTAACTGGTACTGATGATTCTAACT